GCGTATGTGGCCGCGGAAGTTGAAGCCGTATCTAGACCGAGGTCAGACACATACACCCATTGATATCCAGTGATTCCCTTGTTGCCAACCGTACCCATCGATCCGGTCGTAAGCGATGAGGGTTCCGACGTGGAAGGAAGCTGAGTGGCCGAATCGTATCCTGAGGCAACACAGACATAGACTCGCGCCGGATTTCCAGATACTACGAAGCATGGAAACACGGTCTGTTGAGTCGATCCGATCGTGACGGTGGTCGGATAGAAGCACGTCGGATCGGATGGATCCCATGCTTTATAGTAGTTTCCATTACCCCACTGATATCGTGGAAGCAGATAACCAGCATTGCCAAAGATGGCCGGAACTCCGGAAATGGATCCGACGATTACCTTCTGCATCGCGATCAGATTGGCTCGTGCATCGATCGAGGTCTTATCGGCCGGAACCGGAACTCCAGGATAGAGATCAGTTCCTTCCAAGCCACCAGAATAGGTATCGGACTTTCCGATGCCGATGTAATACTGCGTATAGAACGACAGAAGAGCGCCAGACAGAGAAGTTACCGGTGCTGGAGAGATCGTAAAGGAGTTGCTTCCCGTGGAGATTCCCGTGACGATCGTGGTCGTCGAGGATGTCAGCGATCCGGAACCGGTAGTGATTAGGACCATCATTCCGGTCTGCAGATTCGACGGAATAGCGCCGATCGTCGTGATCGACGCGGTCGTTGTGTTGATCGTCGAACATGAGCAGTTCGCGATCATGACTCGAGGATACAGCATCTCGTCAAAGATGCTCTGTAAATTGTTGCGCCGAAAGCGTTGTGTGATGATAGCTGACATGTGCTCGTGTTGAATTATTTATACCAGCGATCTGGGCGGAGGAGTGATTGTGATCGCGGTTCCGATCGAGGCCGTCGAAGACAGAGAAGTCAGCAGAGTGACGGCTCCGGATGTCGTACTACAAGCCGTCACGATCGCTCCTGAAGTCGAAGAGAACGTGCTGGATGTGGTAACATTGATGCCATATACGCTCATTCCGCTCGTGACATTCAGAGCCGAGATAGTGGAGATTGAGATCGTATATGAACCAATCGAGGCCGTAGAAGATAAAGTCGTCGAGAAGACGACACTCGAGCCTACATTTGACCATTCCGCATATGAGTAACCAGACGCGGTTGCCGTTGATCCAGATCCAATAACGGTGATCGAAGTATTGGGAATCGTTGGATTATAGCCTCCAATCGCGTCGGCGATGACCATCGTACCATACTCTCCAATCGTTGTCGTATCCAGATCCCAGGCAAAGGATTGATAGTCGAATTTCGCATCGTCCATTCGACTGTCCGAGATCTCCAAGATTCCAGTCAGAACGCCCGAGAACAGAGCGTAATACTTGAATCCGACCGGATGAACCATGGCTCGATACGATGCGTCGAATTGAGACTGAAGGATATTGACCGTGACCGTGTATGTGTATGGAATCCAGGACGTCACGGCCGCGGAAGCCGATCCGATCGTGATTGGCTGACTGGACGTGGTGGTTAGTCCATTGAGCCAAGTCTGAACGTATCCAGCAATCGTGAATGATGGAGTATTGCTCAAATCACCGGTCAGAGCCGCGACGGTATTGAAGAACAGCTGAAAGAACGTGTAGACCGAATCGCGTGAGCCTCGAGAATTATAGTAGTATTTGACGATCTTCTTGTAGAGCTGCGCACGAGTGTTGACCGACTGAGGAGAGGTATCACCGGACTGAATCGTCGTCGGGATCGGAGCATATGGAGCGATTAGCTTCTGCAGATGAGTCAGATATCCATAAGAGCCAACCTGATCCAGATCAAACTCACTCGTCAGCGTATTCAGGACGTTGGTCGGCATTTGATATGACTGAATCGCGTATGGCTGCTCATTATATGTTGGAGGAATGATGACGATGTAAGCCGAGGTTGAATCCGGAGTGACATTCAGCGTTCCACTCGAGACGATGAATGTCGAGCCGACATTATTGTGAACGATCGTCGCGTATTGACCGGCTCCGGTACCGGATGAGATGTAGAACGTTGCATTGACGAGCTGATTGTATTGCAGGCTTAATGTGGTGTCCGTAATCGTATATTGACTTCCAGTACTATACGAGCTCGTTGAGGCGTAAGTGGCCGACGTAACGGTTGAGTTCTGAAAGAGGTATCCCGTGTTCAGGAACTTGTAATACTCCTCGAGGAAGGCGACGAAGGTCTGAGCCGTCGAAGCTACCTGTTCAGGAAGTAGATTCTGAACGCGCGGCGATTCCAGGTTTCTGGGCTGCAGATCATTGATGCCAAGTGTGGACGTCATGGAGTATCGTTATTGAATCGAGAATGTTTGGTATCCATTCGTTCCCGTGATTCCCGAGATGGCGATTGAATCAATTGATGCGGATACGGTCGAGGTAGGATCGATCTGCAGGATCTGATGACGACTCGGAGCGATGTCGAGTGACGCTGGACGAGAATAGATGTTTATGCTCGACGTTGTGTTTGCATCGATCACGGACGTGATCAGGACATACTGAGACGAAGCGTCAAGAGTGGTGTTTAAGGCCTGACTCATCGGCAATCCGGAAGACGAGACATAGATCACGTTCGAGCTGTTCGAGGTCACGACGGCGGCCTGATACTGACCGGTGCCGGTCGCGACGTAGAAGATCGATCCAATAAGCTGATTGGTATTGTACGACGCCGAGGAAACACTGATCGTCTGAGTCATTGTTCCGTTCGAAGATACTACGTTACCACGAGTGTACGTGTAGAGTTCCACACGCCCACTTGATGGATATACCGTTCCGATGTAGATGTCCGTACCTGAAGTCACGTACTTGGGATCCGATGCGGCCACTTGGCTCGAAGAGTTCGTAGACAGGAATAGACGTCGTGAGATATTCGAACTCGGATCATCACCGTCCTTGAGGTAGTAAGTTCCAGTCGGAGGCCGAATCGTGATCGTTGATCCGGACTGAGTCGACGTGGATACCGTGTTCATCGTTATGATCGTGTATGTTCCAGCATTGTTGATCGAGGAGATCGACACGGTCGTCGAAGTCGATATGCCGGTTCCGGAAAGAGTTGCACCGACAATCAGGTATGGATTCGGATTTGAGCCCGGGCTCGACGTGACGATCATGGAAGTCGAGTTGGTTGAGAACGAACCAATCACGGTCATGGGACTTTGATTCGGAGCCGTCGGAGTGAGTGTGAATCCAGACGAAGAGATCATCGGAAGCGTTTGATTGATGGTGCCTGCCAAAGCGTTACCGTAAGTCGTCACCAGACCATTCGGAATCGAAGAGTACGCCGTGATTACGTCCGAAGAGAGCGTGAAATTCGAGAGTGAGTATACCTTGTAGAAAGTCACTTTGGCATCCGTATTGATGATTGATGGATCCGTCTGATCGATCAGCGTGGTCAGATTCGAGTAGCGAAAGACTCCAGTAAAGCTTTGTAGAGACGAGCCGTTATAGGACATCATCGTGTTATAGACGTTGGTATTCAGCGTCGCGCCCGGAAGGCTCGTCAAGTTTGGATTGTACTTGAATCCAACATTCAGAACGATCCACACGTAGTCCGGATCATAGAAGTTGGTCTGCACGGTCATCACACGCTTAGTATCGAGGAATTGCTGAATTGCCAACTTATTGGAAGAAGAAAGAGTCGACGATCCTCCGATCGGCATAATGCAGATGTAGACCTGACCGGCATACTTGGAGGCATTTTGAGGATCGTAAGCCGCCTCGTCCTCTCCACCCCACACGTTGATCGCCTTGATCAGAGGACCGTAAGTATTTGAGTTCAGCAGCAAGGCCACGTAGTCATTGGCCGTCACGGCGCGATTTTGCGTGGTCAGTGAGTTCGGAGCGTTGAAGCGAATCGAGTCGATCGATTCGGCTTCTGAGCCTCCGATCGAGGTCATCGCTCCGGTAACGGTCACGCTCGTGGCGGCGGACGGCGTCGAGTCCGCAAATGAGAATGACGAGCATCCATTGCCTTGAGATCCCTGAGTTGAGATGAATGACAACTGAACAACCTGCAAGTTATTCAGTTTGGCACCGATGTTTCCATCACCGAATGACACTTCGTAGTAGCCCTGAGTGTTCTGAGAGATGAAGTAGACGTTGCCATTATTCGTGCCATTAACCCCACTGATGCCAAGTGAGCTGCTCGGAGTGGATCCGAACTGAAAATATGGAGTCGATGTGGTCGTGTTCTGATGATCGAGCACATTGACGGTCAGAGTTGTGATGTCTACGCTCGAATCATCGATCGTGAACTTTTGATTCGGCACCGAAGAGTCAACCAGATAGCTGATGGTCTTCAGAGTGCCCTGCACGACATTGACATTCGAAAAAGTGAAAGTTCCGCCGACGACCTGTGTTGTCACGTCGTTCAGAGTCACGAACGTAAATGAACCATAGCCGTTTGTCGAGACGAATTTAGTTCCTTGAGGAATCGTCAGGGACTGAGCCGTGCCGGTGGCCGGACATGAAAGAGATAGCGTAGCCTGAGCGCCATGAGCCGAACCCGGTAGATAGCCGATCAACTTGGCCTGTGAGACTACGGATGAGCGAAGTTGAGCCGTATCAATGAACGACTCATTGACGTTCATGTGTGCCAAAATGGCATTATAGTGAGTGTTGTAAGCCAGGACGTCAAGCAGCATCGAGAGGCCAGATCCCTGATAGTTCCAGTCACGGAAAGGTGATGCTGACTGTGTCTTAAAGTAGGCGATCAGATTCTGTTTAATCTGATCGAAGTCGAGGTCCGTGACATTGAGTAGGTTCTGTGCCATAGCTTATCTTAAGCGTTCTAGGTAAAAGTTGACTGCCGTAGTGGTATTTAGCACGACGATGTTGAAGTTGATGGTGATTGAGTACGAGTTGATGTCCGACTGATCGATGACGGCTACGGCGACGCGATTGACTCGAGGTTCATATTCCGTGATGACTCGAGTGATCTCTCGCTGTAAAGCCATGGCCGTGTAGGTATCCGCGTTCTCGAAGAGGAGTGCTCGAGCGTTTGAGCCACGAAATGGTTGAAACGGCGCCTCATAGAAATTCGTCAGAACCAGATTTCGAACCGCGTTCTTGACCGCGTCAATGTCCGTTAAGGGGACCACGTCATTCTGCCTCGGATGAACAAAAGAGGTGGAAGATCCTGAGCTCGTGATGACCGTGATGTCACGAATATCGATGTCAGCATAGATCTGGCTCGACGCCACTTTGAATGGTGCCGACGAGTTGTAGTCAGAGGTTGCCGAGCTCATTGCTTCTATTTATCGTGCTTACGTGATTTGTATAGCGGCCCAATAGTAAGTTCCATTTTGTCCGTTCCAGTCAGTATAGACATTGAAGCCAGTCGGAGATAAGTCTGCAAAGCGTGGAAGCCACGCATCGGTTTGAGTTAAAGATCCGGCCACGACAACATAGTTAGCAGATGGCATCGGAGTTGTAAATACCACGGTTCCGGCGATATCACTCGATGAACCAGTATAGGTCAATACAACGGTTCCAGATCGAATGTTTTGATTGATCGTCGTAGCCGCCAGATTGATCTTAGATCCGGCTATATTGATGACTCCATTTGGTGCCAATTCAACGAATCCACCATCCTTATGAAACAATGAGATTCGTTCATGGTTTTTAGTGTCATCATATTCGATCACATGGCCCGAGCGAGTCTTGATGACCTGATTGTTCGGATACGATGGAGCAATATATGAAAGATCGATGAATGATCCGGCGAAGGCGCTCTTGGCCGCAACGGTCAGAGAGCTTGAAGTCGCCTCGCTCGGAATGTCGAATCCTAGAGCTTGAGGATTGACTCCAGAAGGATCCGAGAATCCTTTGGTCGAATCAGCCTTGCTGCTTGACTTGGAAGCGATGGTTCCTAGAACGATCGGATCCTGAGCCGATGGCCCATCACGAAAAAAGCCAATAACCCAAGATCCTTGTTGAATTCCGGTGGCCGACTGTCCGATTCCAGCCATGGAAGGAGACGTGATCGGAAGTAGGCATAGGGCCCAGGGAAGTCCAGAAGTCGGAAGCGCCGCAAGGTTATCGGTATGATATCCTACACAGCGAACTCGTACGCGTCCCATCTGAAGAGGATCGCTGACGTCCTCGACGACTCCGTGAAACCAGTAGAAGTTTCCTCCATACGACGCGAAGTCGTCTTTATGATGAATCGAGAGCATGTCAGGATTTATTTAAGTCGTAGGTCAGGGAGTCGCGCTTGACTCGCATCTTACAATGATACTGATCGGAGAAGTGATGAACCAGTGAAGTGATCAGATAGGTGCCAGACACGGTTCGATCGTATAGATCATCGAACTTACCCTTCATGGTACTCTGATCGAACTGTCGAGGATCGATCGACTTAGGAATCTGCACGATCACTTTCTTGCCAACCGACAGATTGAAGTCTCCGGCCACCATCAGATCATGAACGATTGTGTCCATTGTTTCGATGCGTGAGTTGATCTTTCCGGCACGATTCGTGAGGAGAGTGTGATAATTGAATACGGATCCGTCAGTCGAATAGGCCAATGAGTTCGTCGGCACATACTCCGTGAATGCATCGTAAGTCTCGGATATCTTGACCTGCTGATCGGGCAACTCATATGGAATCGTGAACTTATCTGAAAGAACCGAGTTCTTATTCATGGTCTGCGATCCATCGAAGGCCTTCTGATAATTGAACTGCTGGCGCTGAATGGTCTTGGTGGACACATCCAGATACATGTTGTTCGATGCAAAGGCTCCTCCGGAAAGATTCGGAAGCACCTTGGAAAGCTTGAAGTCCGACGAGACGTCGAGAATGCGAGTCAGACGCTGCTGATAATCTTCTGGAGTATTTGGATCACTGGAGTATAGGCGCTCATCATTATATGTGCGATAGATCGGATTGACTTTGTCCGAGATCAAATTCGTCAATGATCGAAGATTGATGCCGTCGATCAGAGTTTCATATAGAAAGAACGGAGAGAACTGCTCGTCATATGCGCGGCGAAGCATCCAGTAGGCGGAATCCAGAGGATGCATCAGAGGTAATGCACTCGAGAACCTCGAGATCGTCTTGTCGAAGGTACCGATACGTTCGGCCATGCAGTCCTTCTGAACCATCTTAAGGATCTCATCGGACACCAATCCCGAGACGGCTCGCGAGACTCGCTTGAATTGTGAGACGTAAGCCTGCTGCGTGACGGCTACGATCGAGTAGACCTGAGTATTCTGCTGAGTGGATCTTCCAAACTCTGGATACTCGGTCACCCAGAACTTGACCTTGATATCCGTCCAATCCGGAGATTCGTGCTCATGACGTCCCAGGCGTACCTCGATGGTTTCCTGACCAATCAGCTGAAACTCTTCGATAAAGTTGGCCACATCCTTGACACTTAGGCGTAATGTAAGCGCGGCCGTGTAGATGCTTTCCGTGATCGAGAAGTCAATGACGATGTTCTGTATGTCGGCCTGATCTCCCTTATGATTCGTCAGAATGATGCCACGAAGCGAATATCCGAATGGCGTCAGCGCCTTCTCGGTATTCGCCTTGATGTTTGCAATGATGTTAGGCATTCAACACCTCGCGGTATTGCTGAACAAAGGCTCGTATGTATGATGGATTGACGACTTGAATTCGAGAACGAATGTCATTCAGATCATTCTCCCAGTCCGCATAGGTGACCGCGACGACTTGATTGGAGGGATAGATTCCTCGAGAAACGTCCTGTGCCGCAACATTTACGCCATGCCGATCCGTGAAGTAGATCGCGATCTGATTGCCATAAGAATCCGTCACCGCGACACCATTTCGAGAGTTCGGAAAGGTGGAGTTCGGTAATACGTCGGTCACCTGGCCTGTGATGCCATTGAAGTTTATGACCGTACTTCCCGGCTGAACATAGAATGCGAAGTGATGAACCGCATTGCGTCCGGACGAGATCAAGGATGGCGTGACGGACGCGATCATTCCGCCGCTTCCAGGAAATGATGTTGCGGAAATAAAAGGTCCGGCATTTAACTTTGTATTTGCCGGGCATGTAAGATTGAACGTCGAGTAGTTCGACACCAAGGTCGATGAAGAAGCCGAGTTGTATATCCAAAGCTGTTGCATCGATGGATCATACTTCATCACTCGAGCGGAATTTGATCCATAAGAATCCGTCACGTAATACTGATTGTTCAGAAAGTCGATTCCATTGACATTCGTCAGATAGGTTCCACTCGAATCATAGCCAGATGATGTATCGGACATCTGAATGACCGAGTATTGATCATACTCACGTGTCAGATAGTCTTCCATCTCCTTCTGGCTCTTGGGCCACTCATTGAGTCCTCGCTTCAGAAAGTCATTGATAATGAAGAACGTCCAGTAGTAGTCCGAGTCACCATACAGCTTCTGCGAGACGACGTCCGGACGATCTCCGTTCTGCACGTCGTAGTACGTGTAAGCCAGATTTGGATCAAGCTTGATCTTCGACTTAGCCGTGACATTGCGAAAGAGATCGACGATCGTGGTTAGCGATCCATCACGCAATATGTCATACTGAGTCGTTGGAAATTGTCGAAAGAATGACATGGCTTAGTAGTATGTTGATCCCTTAATTTCCTGAGGAACGGAAGACGTGGCCAGACCGTTTGATCCGATGCCGCGATAGATGTCGGAATTAGGATCATTGCTCGAGACGTACTCGAGATTGTCGATGTCACGCCGCGTCAGCGTGCGAGTTTCTTGGAAGGTGATGGACACATCAACTTCGTATGGAGATCCATCTTCGTATCGAAAAGTGTTGTTCGAGGCATTGAACGTCGTCTGCAGAGTCGTCAGATAACAGGCAAAGATCTTGGGCATGTACTGATTCTCATTGCCGTCGATCATGAAACGAATGCGCCAGATCGGAGGATAATCGAGGACCAGATTCGGTGACGTTGAGTCGGAGCCTGCGTAGATGTATCGTCTCAGAATTCGATGAATGCGACGAATCTGATCCGTGTCGCTCGAGTTCCGCGCAATCATCTTGAGAGAGAACGTAAATGAGCGCAGATTATTACCCGTGAAAGTGGTGTTTGTATTTGGAGCATTGATCTTCTTCATACCAAACATGGCCAGATTACCNCCTCGCTCGGATCCCATCATGCCTCCAACCTTCTGAGCCGCATATGCCTTGACCTTCGTGAAGATCGACGAGGCCAACCCGCTTTGTCCGAGTGAACCCATGGCCGCACCGTAAGCACCGGAGACGTCACCTCTCATCAGATTCGACATTGTGTCCATGCCCAGACCTCCGATGGCACCCAGTTCAATCTTCGAATAGTCACCGCCATCAGCAAAGGTGATGCCCATCGGCATTGGCAGATAGATCGACTTGTACATGCGACCGTCGGCGGCGGATCCCTGAACCGTGAATTCGATCTGAGGAAAAGCTTTTCCGTCGGCCGTCACGGATCGAAGGTCCGAAGGAAAATAAGCGATGTTTGATGTGTCCTCGGCCATAGATAGTTGTTGAAAACTATTTATACGCCGTGCCTGACTATTACAAAGGACGATATTCGATTCGGAACACATCCAAATACCAGGGTGATCCGACTCGAGTCTTCTTTCGCTCTCTTTGGGAGAGGCAAGTTTTTCGTTGGTGTGATGAGAATCCGGACGTGAAATCATGGGTATCCGAGGAGATCGTGATACCCTACGTCTGCAAGACTGATGGAAGAGTCCATCGCTACTTCGTGGATTTGAAGGTAACGATGGCCGACGGAAAGACTTACCTGGTTGAGATCAAGCCCAAGAGTCAGACTCAGCCTCC